CCATGTCGGCTATACAGACCTAACGACAATGAACGGCTGGTCATTAGTGACATGGAAGCCAACAGGAACTTCCTCATCCAAGCCCTAATGGGTGACATGACCGATGGCTATGGTGGATGTCCAAAAGTAGGCATCAAGACAGCTGAGAAGATACTGGGAAACCATCCAACTTGGGACGCTGTCGTCAAACAATATCAAAAAGAAAACCTATCAGCGGACTATGCGCTGACACAAGCACGTATGGCTCGGATTCTACGCTGTACAGACTGGGACAACGAGAAAGGTGAGGTCATACTATGGAAACCGACAAGATAGATGAAGCTGTCAATAAGCCACCTCATTACAACTCAGGATCAATCGAGTGCATTGATGCCATGCAAGCGATGTCTGATGGAGCAATGGTCTGGGGTCACAATGCGTACCTCTGGCAGAATGCTTTCAAGTACCTGTGGCGTTGGCCTTACAAGAAAAAACCCGTCGAAGACCTTAAAAAGTGCCGCTGGTACTTAGATCGACTCATTTCACTCATTGAAGAAAAAGAAGAAACACTATGAACAACCTACTGCCTACTGATTACCAAGCCTTCATACACACCAGCCGCTATGCCCGATGGATAGAAGATGAAGGAAGACGAGAAAGCTGGACTGAGACTGTCAGTCGATACATGGACAACGTGGTCAAGTCCCGTGTGAGCCGTGAGATTGCCAATGAGATTGAGCAAGCAATATTAAACTTAGAAGTAATGCCATCTATGAGAGCATTGATGACAGCTGGTAAAGCACTGTCACGGGACAACACAGCTGGATATAATTGCTCCTATACACCTATAGATCACATGAGATGCTTCGATGAAGTCCTGTTTATTCTACTGTGTGGAACAGGTGTCGGCTTCTCTGTCGAAAAGAAGTATGTCGATAGCCTACCAGACGTACCCACGCTAACAGCTGGTGACTATAGGATCACTGTAGAAGACAGTAAAGAAGGCTGGGCGAAGGCATACAGGGAACTCATTGAAGAACTTTACAATCACGGCAACATACCGACTTGGGATGTATCTAATGTTAGACCAGCTGGTGCTCGATTAGAGACATTCGGTGGTAGGGCATCTGGTGCTGAACCATTAGTTGAACTGTTTGAACACACCATAGACACGTTCAAGAAAAAGCAGGGTAGCAAGCTGTCGTCTTTAGATGTCCACAGCATCATGTGTATGATTGGATCGATTGTTGTGGTCGGCGGAGTGCGTCGTTCAGCGATGATCAGCCTAAGTGATCTATCGGATGACGAGATGAGAACAGCTAAGTCAGGCGAGTGGTATATCGACAACCCACACCATGCTCTTGCTAACAACTCTGTGGCCTTCGAAAGCAAGCCCAGCGGTGTAGACTTCATGAACGAATGGGCTTCTTTAGCGGCATCAGGTTCTGGTGAGCGTGGTATCTTCAATAGACAGGCGGCTAGTGCCAAAGCACATTATGATGGCTATAGAGATAGCAACTGGGAGTTTGGGACTAACCCATGTTCGGAGATAGTGTTGAGGGGACAACAGCTTGAGGATTACATAGACCCTGAGACTGGTGAAACTAAGACTAGAGGCATCGTAGGCACTGGTGGTCAGTTCTGCAACCTTACAGAAGCTATCATTAGGGCTACAGATACTGAAGCTGACATATCAAACAAGATAAGACTTGCGACTATCTTAGGTACTATACAAGCAACCTTAACTCACTTTCCGTACTTACGTGATTGCTGGACAACCAACACTGAGGAAGAGGCACTCTTAGGTGTGTCTATGACAGGCATCATGGACTGTACGCTGACTAATGGCAGAGAAGAGGGACTTGAGGACAGGCTAGATACATGGCGTAGTGTTGCTAGGGAAACCAACAATTACTTTGCAGATGAACTAGGTATTAATAGGTCAGCTTCTATTACTGCGGTCAAACCAAGTGGCACAGTTTCACAGCTGACATCATCCAGTTCGGGAATCCATGCGAGACACTCTGACTATTACATCAGGACAGTCCGTGGCGACAATAAAGACCCACTGACACACTTCTTAGCAGACCAAGGGATACCATCAGAACCTTGTGTCATGAAGCCAAACACTACGACTGTCTTTAGCTTCCCTATGAAGTCTCCAGAAGGCTCAGTCACACGTCACGACATGACAGCGATTGAACAACTAGAGATGTGGCTGACGTACCAGCGTCACTACACAGACCATAAGCCATCAGTGACTGTATCAGTTGGGGATGACGAATGGGCAGAGGTAGGTGCGTTTGTCTATCAGTATTTTGATGAGATGTCTGGTGTCAGCTTCCTACCAAGGTTTGACCACACGTATGCTCAAGCACCCTATCAGGACTGCACACAAGAAGAGTACGAGGTGGCATCGTTTGCTATGCCTGATGCAATAGATTGGACAAAGCTGTCAGACTATGAATCTGAAGACACAACCAAAGGCTCACAGACATTAGCTTGCACTGGCGGCACTTGCGAACTCGTAGACATCTAAAAATAACTAAGGAGAGGCACATGAACAGAGAAGAACTGTTGTTGCTACAGCACAAGTCTGTGGCAGATATTGAAAACAAAAGAATGCGTGAGACATTCAGAATTAATAGTTACGCATTTGGAGACAACTGGGACTGGCATAGAGCACGTCAGGTCAGTGGCTCCAATGGTGGCAGACAGAAAGCCCAGAGACCTTGGGCAAGGAAAGAGAGCAGTGATGAGAGATAGTGTAACGCATTGCCCAAAGTGTATGGTGAAGACTAAAGTAATTGAGACCATCCCCCACTTCAAATACGGCTACCCAAGTAAAAGAAGACAACGACAGTGTCCTCAGTGTGGGATGCGTAGGATGACAGTAGAGATACCGATAGAGCAGGGGGATAAGTATTTCTCATGTTCACAGTCGAAATAGAGTCTGACTATGTTAAGGTTGTATCTATAGATGCAGATGGTAAATTCGAAGATGTAGAAATGTATCTTGAAGATGATGGTACATGTTTCATTAGACAGTTCTCTGATGAACTTAATGAGTTCCAACTAATTGCCATTAACTACAAACAAGTATTAGACCTAATGGCATCATTAGATGCCCATGATGGCGTTTATATAACACAAGTAAAGTGAAGGTAGGTGGAGAGCAGGGAAGTCATCTCAAGGATGTCTAGCTACTGCTCTCCGTTGTTACCTCAGTAACTATGTTATTATATACTAAAATTACTACAATAGCCACCAAAAAACACAGATCGCTGTCTTATGTCGGACGATCTGTGTTTTTTGTCATTATAGCTACCATTTAGTACGATTAGCCCAATAAGCCGCTGACATCTTGCCTCTTTTGATGTTCTTTCCGTGTCTTGCTTTAAAACTTGCACGTTTCTTTTTCATCTTAGAGGACTCACCAGCTTTAGGTTTACCAGCTGTCTTGGCTCCCTGTTGTCCAAAGCGTATCATCTTTATCTTAGTGCCTTCTTTGGCTAAGACGACATGAGACTTTGTAGGGTGGTTAGGTGTACGTTTGGGCTTATTGTATCCAGAGAACTTCTCTCCTCGATATTCTACCATTACTCTACCATCTCCATAGCCTGATGAAGTGTCTCAGTGTTTCTTCTGCTCCAGCCTCTACCGAAGTGCTTATAGTCATCTAATCCCTCATAGAATGCCTGTCTGACTGTGTAGACGTAGTCGATGATAAACTTAGGGTCTTTCTCAGCAACTAAGCCAAGCGTCTGATTACCTATGGCTCCATCTTGAGTAGCACCTACTGCACGTTGGATAGCCTTGGCAGGGCGACCCGAACCACTGTTTACAGCCCAGTCAAATGCACACCAGTCAACACCAGATGGCAGTTGGTCGCCTTTAACTCGATCCCAGTAGTTCTTCTTGTAAATGGGGGCGACATCATCAGGCGTAAGGTCACGCATCTCTTGCTCAGTAGACTCACGGCCTATCCAGTCGTCATAGACACGTTTGGTTACACCAAGGTTTGTCATACCACCTCGATCATTGACATTGTTTACATAGCCGCCCTCATGTTCCAGAAGCATCGCTAGACACTTATCAAAGTTCTCTTTCATTTCTTGAAGCCTTTCATAGTTCTTATGCCAAAGCTGGCGGCTATAGATGCGTATAGTGACCATTGAAACCACTGTG